CAAAATTGCATATACCCTTCAAGAGTAAATGGTTCATGTGGATCACCAATAACTAAAACATTATCAGGATTTCCATCCAAATAAGGTTCTAATTTAGTAGCTGTACTTTTAGTTGTATTACGATATAATTCTTTTGCTAACCTGATTACTTCAGAATTTGTCTCATCAGTTAATTTACTGATAATGTCATACGATTTCTTAAAGTAACCAGGTTTTGCACAAAGAAACTCATATACAACATTAATCCTTGCATTATAGTTTTTTGCCATATATTTTTATTTATACAAATATAAGAATTACATCCTTATATAACCTCTTGTTCATTATTTACCTTATACTTAAGATAATAGGTTTCTTCTTGTACATCAGGTATAGATGATAATTCAGCATCTTGAGGTAACTGCATACCAATCTGTTTCTCAATTTCTAGCCTACGCCATTCTTTTTTATAAAGAACACCAGATGGACCAAAATTGTCAGAAGATGTAGCAGAATAAAAATCAAGAATCTTCTTTTTATCTTCTACTCTAAACTTAGAATAAGAACCCTTATCAAATAAAGCTAAGGTATTTAGGCATTCAAAAGGTATTTCATAAATCAACATAACAGAAACTTTATCAAAGTCTACATAAGAATGAAAACAAGAATTGCTTTTTATTTTATTCATATAAGCTTCAAAACCTGCAATTGGACTATATTTATACAATACAAATACATGCTTAGTTAATTCAGGAAACTCTTCGCAATACCTAAAAGCATTTATAAAATTACATTTAGGAAAGAACTCTTCTTCTTTAAAATCAGTAATTTTAGCATTTCTAGGTGTTACCAGTGGCAGTAAATATGCTACTGTTTTAGTTTTAATCTTTTTAATTTCATCTAACGTCATACTACAAGATTATTTGCATCTAAGATAATAGGTTCTTCATCACCAAAATACTCCCCATCCATAATCTTTAGACACTTATAATTCTGATAGAATTTTTCAATGCCCTTGTATTCACCATATTGATTAATATACTCTTCAAAAACTGTAGTTCTTAAAGATTCTACATCATCAATATTAGAAAGAAGTTTAGTAGCAAATGCTTTACCCTTACCTTCTAAGCCTTTTATATTATCTACTGAGTCTCCAATAATCATGGATTCCCAGAAATATAAATTAGCTTCTTGTTCACTAATTGTAACCCATTCATTAGTTTTGTAATTGTAGTGAGTACCTTCTAGTTTTAGTAAATCTTTGTCTATTGCACATATAAATGAATTATCAAGCTTAATTCTCATCATATTAACTACATCATCAGCTTCTATACCATATAATGGTTTAAATCCCCAATGATCTACCATATGCTGTTTTGCCTCCTTGTAAAAAGGAAGAGGCTCCCTATCTTTTCTATTAGCTTTGTATTCAGGATATGCATCATATCTAAATTGTGCTTTAGTATATCCTACATACCCTAAATATTTATTAACTTTAGTATTAATTAGTATAGAACTAATTATACTATCAATAGATTGTTTTATAACTTCTAATGGCTTATCATAGGTTTTATTATCACTGTCCCAGTGGGCTATAAAAACTATAGAGTCAGCATCAATTAGGGCTATTTTTTCTGAGTATAATTCCATGTTGTAGCAGTTTTCTTATAAGTAAATAGAAATCCTCTTTTCTAAGAACAATAACTTCTTCACTTTCTTTTTTATGGAAAACCACATTTACATAAACATCTCTTTCTGGAACCATTTTAGGAATACATTCTTCCATATCATTTAAAACACTAAATACATTCAAGCCAGTTTTTACAGATTTACACTGTATGTTATATGGAATACCATTGATATCTATCTTGGCATCATCCATTAGTTTACTTGTTGCTCTTGTTGTAGATGCTGTAATAAACCCTATTTCTTTTAACTCCTTAACTATTTTCCTCTCATAATTATGACCTATTCTTCTGACATTAGGCTTAGCCTTTACTTTTTCAGAAGATAACTCATTCTTATTTTTAATCTTACGTCTGTTTGGTTCTCTCATCTTGTTTATTATTAGTAAGAAGATTGATTATTTCATCAAATGCTTCTACTTTACCTTCGTAAAAACTTATAACAAGAGGGTCTTGATCAAAAGTATCTAGTTCACTAGCTACTCTATCACAAGACTCTCTTTTTCTATAAATGACTTGAAGGATTGTTTCTGTTAACTTATCCATAAGTCGTTAAACTTATACTGTAGGCATTTCTACAACAGCGTCAACAGTAGAGTCATAAACTCCTACAGCAGGTGTTGTTACATCAATATCATTAAAGCTTTCAACTCTATTGATAGTAAAGTCAAATACTGGATTAATAACATAATCAACACTATTCTTTGTTGGTTTAGCAAAACCAAATTTAATTAAAACATCACGCATTTCTTTAATGGTAATACCAAAATGGTCAGCCATTGTTTTTGCATCTGTTCTGTATGCTCTCATTGCTGCTACCTCTTTTTGAGAGATATTGATTGTTCTTACTTCTGAATTCATAATAAATAATTTTTAAAATTTTTTGTTAATTGTTTTGTTTGATCATATCCCTTAATGGATATGTAATCTGAAATATCTTTAATATTATCAGGTATTATAAAAGATTTTATACCAAATTGTTTAGAGAATTTCTTCATTGCATTTAAACCTACTTCATCATTATCATAGTTAATTATGATATTTGTAAATCTCATAGATAATAATTGAAATTGATTTTCATTTAAGAAAATATTCTCACTTTGAGGAGCTATACTATTATAACCTAGTAATCGCCAAATCATACAATCTTTTAAAGATTTTGTAACTATTAGCTCTTTACCTTGTTTATCTAATTGATTATAGCCACTAAATACATTCCTTGGTATATTACTTATCCATTTATTTTGCCTTTCAGCAAATGGTCTAAGTATCTTTCTCATACCATTACCATGCTCATAACTATAAGCAGGGTCATTAGTACTCTCTGAATACACATTAAGCAATTCATTATTCTTTATGCTAATCCAATAATCTGTTACTGGAACAACATTATAAAAAGTTAGAATATGTTTATCTATATAGTACTTATTCCAATAAGTATCATACTCTTTCCAATCTCTCTTTTTAATTCTAATAATAGTAGTTTGCCTATCATGTTTATCAGGTAGTCCTAGATAATTTAAAGATGGTATTATTTGTTTGTTTTGAACTTTCTTAATAAATCCAAAGTCATTTGCAATTACTTTTAGTACTTCGTGATAAGTTAGGTCTTCATTAAATTTTTGTCTCATGTAGAATTGTACATATGCAAAACAGTTGTAACTTTCATTAGTACCAAAGTCCTTGTAATATAGACCATTAGAGTATGCCTTAATACTGCAAGATGGATATTTATCCATCCTTAAATCTGAGCAGAATGGTTTATTAAGATCAATAAAGTTCTTGCAATAAAATCTAAAGATTTGGTACTCAGAAACATTCCTGAGCACCATATCTTTAGTTAAGTGAATAACGTCTACACCTCCAAAACTAGAACTGCAGCTCATTAGTACCTCCTGCTGCAAAGAAATCAGTATCTGGTAATTTAGCCATTTTCTTGATGTCAACAGTAGGGTTAAATGTCATCTTAGTTACAGGTACCACAGGATACTCTGCACCTTCCTGAATTGCTTCTGCAAATTCTGGATAACCAATAACAGATCTAATACCTACAGAACCATCTTGTTTAAGATATTCTTCACCACGGAATTTAATTCTTAAAGAATTACCTGCAAGCTTATCATTATAAACTTGACCTAATTCTTCAATATTATCTGCTTTAGCTGCAAGATAATCAGCATCTTTTACTACTTTAGTAAAGATGTGTCTGATTTTCTTGTAAGTAGATTCTGCTGCTTTTTCTGATAAGTAAAAACGCATATCTGTTGTTGCTTCTGCATCACCATCTAGTAAATGTAGAGAGAATGTAATAGTAGGATTACCATTAGCATTAAGCTCACCCTTTACAGATTTAATTGTTACTTCGTGAATACCTGGTCTTACATACTTAGGTTTGCTAAGTTCTTGAACATCTTGTCCTCCAAATGTCATAATTTTAATTTATTAATTGTTGTTTTTATTTAAATACTTTATCCCAATAAGCTACAAGATTCCCATCTGTAGATTCAGTTAGAATAATTTCTTGATTTTTTAGATGCTCTGGTCTAGCACCACAAGTAATCTCATCAGAAGTTTTAAAATTCAAAATAACTTGATTACTTTTTCTGCTTAACAGACCAATAGCATCTGCTTTAGCACAAACTAAAGCTTTAATTTTACCTGATAAATCTAAATCTACTGCTGAAACTTCTTTACCATTAGTCTCAATCATCTTATCTTTCAAGTGACCTAGTAGAATAATACTACCATCATCAGGTACTAATGTTTCAATGTAATCTAAAATCTTAAAGAAAGCTTCTCTAAGATATAAATAACCTGCACCATTAGGTAATTTAAGTACATTATCACCTGCAAATGATTTACCCATTGGGGTATCCATATATAAAGCTTTTGCATAACCTAAACACATTTCTTCCAATGCAGTTACAGTATCTACTGCAATATACTTGTAAGGTTTACCTGCTTTAACAATCTCAGCACCAATCTCTTTAAGAGTTTGTAAGTTATCAACCTTAAGCTTCATTGCATCAACATAGTCAGAACCTTTCTCAAAGTCAAGTAATAGGCAATTATCTAGTAAAGCTAAAGCTGATGTTTTACCAGCTTTAGGCTTTGAATAGATAACCAACCTTTTAGGATTAGCTCTTGTAGCTACAACCTTTTGTGTTGGTAATTGAATCATAATTTAACTGCCAATTCTAATACTCGTTCTACTAATACTGGATATAATCCAGGATACTGACTTTTAACTAAGTCAATACCAGTACCACCTATAATAATAGGTGTTCTCTGACCATCTCTAGTTTGAAGCTCTGTTTTTGGAACAACAGTAGTTAAATCTAATACTTTACAAATAGTATTAATAGCATCAATAGAATCTTGTCTTGTATCACAAGGAAATCTACCTGCTTTAATCTCATTTATATAAGCAATGTACTCTGCTTTCATTTCATCATTTGGGTCTGTAGCTGGTTTTTTTACATCTACTACCTCTTCAAAACTTACATCTTCTGTCATTTTTGTTTTTATTTATTTGTTGTTAATAATAGCCTCTACCTTTTGAGAGACTGTTTGAATAATAAGAATCTTTTTCATCAATATAACTAAAACATTCTAAGCAATAAGTTTGTTCCATTCCTGTATCATACATAGTATCTTTATGAGAACATGTTGCAGATGAAGGAGTTGAAAACATATCTAATTGCTTACCTTGAGATGCTGGCATCCAATTAGCAGAATCAAGTTTTACATTAGCTTGTTTTTTCTCTTCAATAGCTTCATTTACTTGCTCCATATACTCTATCAAAGATATTTCAATATGAGGAAATTCTTCTTCATAAGCATCTGCAATTTCATCTATTGCTAAATCATGTTGTTCAATTAATTCAACAATATAGTCCATAGCTCTGCTATAAGCATAGTACATTTTATCTGACTTAATGTAGTGAGTACTATTCTTAAAGCCTTCGTATAACATTTCATAAAGTACTGATTTCTTCTCTTTGACTTTACTCCCATAAGTAACTACAGGTCTTGTATACAAGAATCTTTGGTCAGCATTACTAATGATATCACAAATTACATTGTAGCAATTTAAAACATCTTTAATAGATACATACTCACTTGATGTATGTGGATTATAATATCCACAAGAGATATTAAAACAAGCAATACCTACATTTCTACTAGACAAAGCACCAGCATCAGTTGCAATACCAGCACATTCTTTATAGTTATAGTCTTTAAGAACAGGAGATACAAATGTACTAAATTCTTCTCCAAATAGTTGCACACCATTTGAATAATTTATGAAATCTGCATTACCTTTTCTGTCAGCCTGACCTATAAACATACAATCATTAAAAAATGATAAATCACAAGCACGTGAACCTACACAACCTACTTCTTCTGATACAAAGAATGCAACTTTAATAAAGTTATAATCTTCCAAAAGTTGTAGACACATAAATACACCTACTAAATCCATTTGTTACCGTAAAGGCTTTTTATCCTTTACTTCTTATAGTTTCCTATAAGTTCAGCATACATCTTCACCCTACTGACTGTAGGGGCTGCTCACTCTTGGAGATATTTTATTCTTGTTAAACAAGGTTCAATCTCTATGCGTTACGGAGTTCAGGATTTTTTAATTCCCTGAGTTCCCTCGGTGTTAACATAGTATCTTCAAATTTTAATTTCTTTCTTTTTAAATAAAACATAGAATCATTATAAAAATAAGAATACATTATATGTATATCTTTTAAGTTTGATGAAGCTAAATTAAAAACATTCCTTGTATTACAATTATATACTTTTAAATTTATTTGTAATAAATTATTTAAATATTTTTGTAGTTCAATAAGAATGTTTTTGTCATAAGATGTTATTCTAAATATACTTTTAGCTCTTGTACCTATAGGTCTATCAGACCTTTTAGTTAAATTATTAACACAAGTACCATCTGCATCAAAATAACCTCTTATAAAATGTTTCATTAAATCGTCATTTAAAATAGGTAAACTTTTTGATGAATATGTTTTTCTATAACCATATCCTATATTTACCAAATCTTCTACTAATGTTTTTGAGTAAATAGTAAAAGATAAAGCTGGACTACATTTATAAACTTTATCATTTTTAAATATATCTAAAGGCTGTATTTTATACAAAGGTCTGTTTGATATATATTCTTGACATAAATTTAAAATGTACTCATCTTTTTCTGAAACTGTTATTTTAAAACAATATTCTTTATGACTTTCTCTATAACTTACACAACCATCTCCTAGATAAAAACCTAGTAAATAAGATTGTATCTCTGTTATTATATTTTTAAAGAAATTTTCATTTAAAGGGTATTTTCTCATAATTTATTTGCATTTTCACAAATGTACAAAATTATTTTATACCTAATACGTTAGTCTCCTCCGATTTTGAGCAGTTTTTTACTATTCATTACTGAATAGGGTGACAATTTAGTCTATCACCACCAGTACCTACTTGCTTTGGTCCATCAAAAGCTAATAAATAATCTCCATTTTGAAATATGGTTTTATTTACAGCATATTTATGTACTTGATCTAGATGACTTACTATACATGGGAAAAGACTAGCTTTACCTTTAGTAACAAATATATTACCATGTGTGTCTTCTTCTATAAGTAACTCAGTACTTATTTGTGTGAGTTTTTCAAGTAGGTTTGATGTAATTTGTTCTTTCTCTTTGTTAGATTCAGATTGCCAACCTAAAACTTCTATTAATAATTTTTCGTTAAACATTTTTTTAAAATAAATTTTGTTCTGGTCTTGAGTTATCTATAGCTAAATCTTCTATCATTTGCATAATAGACTGAGTTCTTATATCTTGATTTGTATATATTACATTTCCATTTACTTGTTGAAAAATTCCTGTACCTGGATTTGTACGTGCTGTTATAGTGAAATCTGGTTGTACTTCTTCTTCTTCTACTTCCCATTCTTCATCATCTTCTTCTATCCATTCAGGAAATTCTTCTTCATCATCTTCTTTATCAATATCAGTATCAGCACCTTTTGTATCTGTATCATCTAATGTTACTACATCAGGTTTTAAAGTTGGTGCTTTACTATTAGATGTATCAACAAATCTTGAATCATATACTTCACCATTATAATAATAAGCATAATCATTATCAATAGGTTGATCTGATAAATAACAATTAGTAAAGAAGTTTAATGGATTTACAGATGCTTGCATAGTAAATGGATTTATATACTGAAAATTATCTATATAAGGAATATCATAACTACTACTAATATTAGAATGTTGAAATAAACATAGTTTATACTGCTCTGCATTATTAAGAAGTTTAAATGGATTTGGTAACCAATCTAAATCTACTATAAAGTTTTTAGTATAAACTTTAGTCCAGTTAATTGGCCCCATAGTCATTAAATTTCTTTCTTTACCACAAGGGCCTCTATACTGATAAATATTCTTAATACCATTATCTTTAGCATAAGTGTGAAATAAGTTAATAACTTTAGTATCTACAGTGTAAATTCTATCCATAATTACTTCACCTTCAGTAGTAGTAATAAGCAATGCTCTACCCATAATAGTATCTGTTTCACCTGCTTTTATAATAAGCAATTTGAAATTAGAATTCTTAGCATAGAAATTTATAACATGTTCTTTATCATAATGCCTCATACAAGAATTACCTAATTCACCAGTTTGTTTAAAATAAGAATCATAAAGATAATATTTCTTAATATCGTTACCACTAACTATTGAAAATAAACTAGGATCATAAGCAGTTAACATTTTATTATACTGAATGTAAGCATTGACAGTAGCTTCAGAAATAAAAGGAAAATGGTCTTTAAAGAATTTACCTATACTCATACTTCTAGCTATATTTGCTGAAGCTACATTACCTCCATTACACATAGCATAAGCATATTTATCTTTAGTAACATATACAATGTTATTCCCATCCATATATTTATAGAAAAAGATTTCACCTACATCTTTTATAGCACTTAAAAAAGTATGTTTATTAATAGTATTTGTAATATTATATATATTAGTGTATAAAGTACTCATACTATCTCTAATTTGATAACTATTACTATTAATAGTTACTTGACTTAATTCTATACTAGCTGTAATTAGAAGTTTACCTTCATCATCTTGATATATAGTATAATCTAATTGTAATTCATCACATAATGTAACCCCTTTATCTTTTTTAACAAAGAAAGATATATCATGCATATCTCCACTAAAAGTTCTATTAGGATTTTTAATGTAAGTAGTTGAAAAACCATTTGTTAGTATATGGCTTTTTCTTCTATCTCTAGCAGAACTACCATATTCATTTAAACTAAAAACATTTAAATTTCTAAATTCCCAATAATCCATATCAGATATTATTACTCTAAATACTTTTGTATTAGGATTATAAGTAAGTAAATTTTTAAACCATCTAGATTTAGAATTACTAATTAAGAAAAGCAATTCTCTTGGAATTTTAATTTTTATATCTCCGCCTTGATTTGTTAAAATAAATTTTCCCATATTTAAAATATAAAAGCTCCTACCTTTTACAGTAGGAGCTTAAATTGTTTATTAATTATTGTGCAACTGTATATAATAATGCTAAATTACCATAAGAATCATCATCAGAAGTTGTAGCAACCCATTTGTCATCTCTTAAAGTAATATAATAATTTTTTGGAGATTTCTTTTGGCTTTTTACTTTATTATATAATGCAACAATAGTTTCAACATCAGGTGTTGGAATTTTATCTTCATCATCTAAATCTACTACATCACTATCAGGAGTATAGTCTTCAATTAGATTGTTTATAAAATCTATAACACCATTATCTTCTAATAAATTAGAGATAACTTCTTGCTTAGAATCAGCAAATTCAGCAGTTCTAATCCAATTTACATCAAATTTCTTGCTGCCTGTTGTTAAATACATACCTTCTTCTAGGTTGTGAATGTTATCAGATACTGATACACCTAATGTTCTTGCAAATTCAATGCATGCTACTGCTACAGTAATGTCATCTACATAAAAAATTTCTCTTGTCATTTTTTTGATTTTTAATTTAAACTTGTTGATTGTAATACCTGTTTATTTCTAATGAATCTGGTTCAGGTAATTCAAAAAATTTACCAGATTCAGGTTTAACATAAAGACCTTTTGCTATACCATCTCTTGATAATCTGTTTTTGATTATTTTAAGCATAAGCATTTTGTCTCTAAGTTTACTAAGATCATAGCCAAGGCTTGTGTCCATGTCTAGTTTATAAGGACACATTAAACCCATAACTATGTCAGCATCTTGATAAGGATTAGTAGTGTCTTTAAAATCTCCTTGAGAAGGAGATAAGTCAACACCTTTGAATTTTTGTCTATCTACAGAACTAAGTCCTTGATTAAATTGCTGAAGTATTATTGGTGTAAAACCAAAAATATTACGCAATATAACAAAATATTCACTCATTTTATCCATTACCTCTTTAGTTTGAAATCCTCTTTCTTTTTTTAATAAGTATAAATGGTCTAAGGCTACTATATTATAAGCATATGGGTTCTTTGGTTTATAACCACATATTCTTTGTTTAGGATTACCTTCATGATCTTTATACTCTTCATACTGGATTTCACCATGAAGACTTGCAAATTTCCACAGCTCATTAAATATACCTGTAGGATTAGTAGACTCAAATCTAAAATGAATTTTGTCTGCCATCTCCTCTACCATTATTATGATAGGTTCTATAAGTGCTACTTCTTGAGATGTTAATCTAAAGTCTCCAAGGCCTTTAATTTTTTCTGGTGGTATTACTACTCCATGTAATTGATAAACAAAAGATGATACCCAATTGCACATTTTAGTTAGTTTATCAATCTCAAAGGAATAATAAAAGACATTGCATTCAATGTTATTATCACTAGCAGACTTCATAGCATTCCTGACTATATAATCCAACAAAGTTGTCTTATAAGTACCTGAAGAACCACCTATTAAATAGTAAGTTCCACGTTGAACACCAAAAGTGTACTTGTTTAAATCTTTGAATCCATTGGCTAAACCTTGAAATTTACCTTCCAGACCTTCATTAATTCTTTTTGTTAAAATACTCATACTCTTTCCACCCTTTCTTGAGTTTCCTGAATATCCAAATCAGCATATTTATCCCAGGTTTGTTGATTAAACCAAGTTCTAATATCTTGAAAGTAAGCTTCATTATTACCTTTCTTCCTAAGAAGAATCTCATTTTGAAGACCTTTCAACATCTTATTACCTATTTTAACATCTTGCCTTTGATAAATTCTGTACTTAGTCAAACAATGTTTACCATCACCAGAGTCAATACTCTTAGCTTTCAATACACGATTACCTATCTTATGAGGATATAAATCATATACTTTTACAAAAACCATAGTAGCATCATCTACTGTAGGAAACATAGTTTGTTCACAATGACTTGTTAAATCACCATCTGTGTTCATCAAACCTAGCTCTAGTAGTGTTTCCACATCTAAATCATTAGCTAGATTATATTTCTTGCATTGCAAATAGGCATACTCCACAGGAGTAATACCTAAATTTGCAGCTTCATCAGTATCAATTGTCAGTATCATCAGCTAGTTTTAATTTATCTAATAACTCATCTTCATTTAAATCAGTTAACTGTACTAAACATCTAGACAACATAATTATAGAATTACATTCACGTTGTCTAATCTTTGAATCTAATGATAACAAACTACCTAGCATAACTTCAACATACTTATCATGAAAAAACTGAAATAAATCAGGAGCATCTTTTGCTACAAATAATATAAACTCTTTTTCTTCAGTTACTGAATCTTTACCTGATGTAAAAAATGCTATCTTATCATCTATAGTATTAAAGACTGTCATAACATCTTTATCTGCATTAACTTCAGCAAGAATTTCATAAAAATCTTCTTTACCATGTTGAAAATTAGCAGAATAATCTGTTATATTATCTAATCCTACTATTACTTTTATTTTATCTGTATCCATAATTACTAAATACTATTGCATACTCATCTTCTTCAATAATCCTTTGATTACATAATTCTTCAACTATGCTAAGTTCCACATTTTCATCATAAATATCAAATAATAAGTCCTTTATTTTTTCTGGAGTATCACTCCAAATTCCAGGATAATTAGATTGTATACAGTTAATACAGAAAACAATTTCATCTTTTGCTAAATTACTCATAAGTTTTTTGAATTTAAATAAGTTATTTTTTGTTTATCTAAATTTTCAGAACATTTATTCCACCATACTTCATCTTGAGTGCCTACAGCAACTAATACCCATATTACAGCTTCATGGTTAGGTCTCCACCTAACAATTCTACCTGTCTGTTGTATTAGATTTCTTTCAACACTATTAATCTGAATTATAATAGCAGAATCTAAATCTGGTATGTTTTCACCCTCATTTAAAGCTTTAACACAACTAAGTTTACTAATCTCTTTACTCCTTAGTTTCTTTAATGCTTTATCTGATGATTTAGAATGAAAAGTATCTGAACACAACTCTTCAGCTTGAGCTATAGAATGACAAAAGAACAAAGCTCTTTCATCAATCATATATTTATCTCTAATTAA